GTTTCCTTTCACAAAAGTGGATGGAAAAGTTCAAAAAGGCCCCAACTACAAACCCGTTGACTTCTCAGACCTATGAAGCCTTACGATGAACTGCTGAAACAAATTCCTCAAGGCGCTTGGCAATATGTCGAAGCCGAATATGAGGAAGATGATGAAGGCGAGGGTTCGATTCAGTTCTATTGGGACGAAGACGAGCACCCTGAACTAGCTCCCCTTTCTCAACTCACTGAAGATCAGTGGGAAGACTTTGTAATCACTTCACTTCAACGAGCAATTGACAACGATGAAACTGACCAAAGCGACTCTGAACCCAGCAATCGCGATGACCGGGAGGGTGGAGAGCTGGATTGAGAATCCCACCCGCCGTTATCCCGTTAGTTGTACTGTGTTCGTTGTGGAAGACACAATGGACGAGCACGAAGATGGGCTTGAAGGGTCTTGGCAATTTGCTAGTAAAGCTCTTCGATACGGTGCAGGGGTGGCTATCCATCTTTCTAAGCTTCGCGGCAGGGGCACAAAGAACACTCACGGAATGGTTGCTTCAGGCCCTTGTGGGTTCATGGAGATTTACTCCAAGTTCAACGAGATTCTTCGTCGCGGCGGTACCTACCGGAATGGTGCGGTGGTTGCTCATCTTGACGCAGATCATCCTGACATTTTGGAGTTTGTTAATTACGATCGCGGTCGTATTCCTTGGATCAAACGTTGCGTTAATGTTGATCCTCTAATTATTGACGAACCAGACAAACTGAAAGCAATCATGGACGCTGCCCGTAAGGGTGATGTTTGGATTGTGAAGAAGCAGTACGACGCTAATGGTGAGCGTATTTACTCCAACGTGTGCCAAGAGATTCTTTTGAAGTCTCGGGACACCTGTTTGCTGTCTCATATCAACTTGGGTCTCACTAAAATTGATGAGATTCCTCAAGCCTTTGCTGATGGCATGAAGTTCCTTTGTGAGCTTTATGAGCAAACTGGGGTAGATGAATCTGGTATCTACAGCCGCAAAGATAACCAAGTTGGTCTGGGTGTCCTTGGCTTGGCAAACCTGCTGGCTATTGAAGGTGTGACCTATGAGGACTTTGTGGGTGCTCTGCGTCGCAAGAACCTGGGTGTAGGTAGCGCTGAAACCAAAGCCGGTGAGATTGCTCACGCCATCTTCCTGGGCTTTATGGAGGCCTCTAAGGTGGCTGCTGACCATAAGATGTCGCGAGCTTTCACAGTGGCTCCTACAGCGTCTTGTGCGTACCGCTATGTAGATCGTGAAGGGTTTACTACAACCCCCGAAATCTCACCTCCGATTAGCCGTGATGTAGATCGTGATAGTGCAACTCTTGGTGTGCAAAGTTACAAGTTCAACCCCAAATGTGAGACCGCTGAACAAGTTGGTTGGGATACATTTTTCGAGTTGAACTGTGAGTGGCAACGGCTGATGGATAGCACGGGAATGGCTCACGCAATTTCTATGAATTGGTGGTCGGATATGACATCCATGGACCGTCAATTTATGTCACGATGGTTGAACTCCCCCCTGAAGAGTTTGTATTACTCTCTTCAGGTAATGTCCGACACCCAAGATAAATCCAGCGCCTACGCAGCGATTAGCGACGTAGATGTTGAGGATTACCTTGCCAATTTGTTGGAGGGAGATTCTGAACCTCAATGCGATTGCGCCGAATGAACCCGTATCAGAAACTGCTAGCCCGTAAGCGCACTTGGACTCCTATTCAATCAACCGCTGGCAAACTGAAAGAGGGCTCGGAGGAAACAGTCTTCCGGGCTCTTGCCCTTCGTCATATGGAGTTGCCTGTTGGTGACTTTATCCAAGATGCTTGCTCTAATGAAATTCCTGAAGCCTCCCGTGCGCTTCTTGAAAGCAACGTCAAAGACGAAATCCGCCATGATCTTGCGCTGGGATATATCACCAACGCATTGGGAGTGGATGAACAGGCCGAAAAAGAAGCCTTCCGACTACGGCAAGCGTGGATTGAACATCCAGATCATCCGGTCCTCAAAGCAATGGTGGCCGAGCGTGCGATCTTTTTCGTTCTCCTCCCGTTCTTTCGTTTTAACGGTGATGCTGGTCTCCGAACGGTAAGCGCTGACATTAGTCGTGATGAACAAGTTCATGTTGCTGCCAATAGCCTTGTTTGTCGTGAGCTGGGGCTTAGTGTCTCTCCTTCTCTTGATAAATTGCGTAAAGCAACTGTCAATTGGGTGATGCAACCACTTGGTAGTTCTGACAATAAATATCTTGATCGTCAGTTCTGGCTGGATCAAAGCGACAGTCTGATGTACTCAGGTAAAGCTGAAGGTTTGATTGAAACCCAACGAGCTCGGATGCCTGCGTTCTTTGAGACGAGTAACTCTGATCTTCCCAGCTACGCTTGATTCATAAGGGGTTACGTTATGGCGCTGATTACCCAAGATCAATTCTTTGAACTTTGGTTTCCTGGTACTTATTGGGATCGATCAAACCAAGCTCTTGGTGGTCACGACACTGCTGGAGCTAGACGTAACGCTCGGGAATCTCCTAACGGTAGTCGTCAATTTGCAGCAGCTTGGGAAGCATATAACCGTGATCAGATTGCTGCTGCAAACCCTAGAAGTGTTTTTGATGGTCCTTACACATTTAATGAGCCTGCACCAACGTTTACTCAGTGGGCGGGTCCTTGCTATGACGCTAATTGTCAAAGATTAAGGGCATCTATTGAAGCTGAAGAAAGAGCTAATTATTCTTCTTGGCAAACTAGAAAAACACAAGCAGAAGCAGCAGAACAAAAACGATTGTATGAAGTTGCTTTATTGCAAGAAGCAGATATAAAAGCTCAAATTTACGAAGCTGAACAAGCTGCAGCGTTCTTATCTAGTGAACAACAACGTGTTCAACAGGACCTTGTACTTGAACAGCAGAAAATTGCTGAACAACAAAAGCAAGATCAAGCAAATATTGAAGCTCAAATTAATGCTTCACGTCTTGCTACGGAGCAAGAAATGGCAACAATTAAATCTCAATTTGAAACTGAAAAAACTGCTAATGAAAAAAGGATTGCTGAAACAGTTGCTGAAACTGCAAAACAACAATTAATTACTAAAAAACAAGTTGCTATTAAACAAGAAGCAGCTAGCAAGCAAAATATAGTTCCACAACAAGCCACTCCAGAAACAAGGACACTAACAAAAGCAAAGAAAACAATGATTGGACAGCCTGGCGTATCGGCTACCAGAGTTAGTGCAAAGTCAGGTGTAGGCGGCTATGGTGGTACGGCTCCAGCCAGAGTCAACCCAACAGGTTTAAACATATGATTCCCTACGTTGAACCTGAAATAATCCAGTATTTGGATGAGCTTTATCCAGACAAGGCTCCTGACCTTAGTATGGAAGAGAAACTTATTTGGTTTACTGCTGGACAGGTTTCAGTTGTAAGGCATCTTAAAGAGCAACACAGGCTTCAAGAGGAAACTAAGTATGGCTAAAAACAGCTCACTTAATTCGATCCTTTCAATTCTTGGCGTTGTTGGCGCTGGTGTTGCTGCTTACCAAGGTTTTCGGGCTGCTGAAGATCGGTCAAATCAATTCCGCGCTCAACAAGAAGCTGCTGCACGGCAATACTCTTTAGCTCAGCAAGCAACTGAAAACCAGACTCGTCTTGTTAACGAACAGATTACAAACCTCAGATCTAGTTTGGTTCAACGTCAAAAGGAATTTGAAGCATCTCAAGTTGCTTATACCCAACAAGCTGAAACAAGTCGTCAACAACTAGAGCAAGCAAGAACTTCATCAGCAGCTCAGTTGAGCGCTATGCGTGAATCTGCTGCTCAACAAAGCAGACAAATGCAAGAGCAACTCACTGCTCAAAGAACCTCTCAAGAATCTCAACTTGGAATTGCTAGAGAACAACTGACTCAATATCAAGCTCAGGCTGCTTCAATGCAGGAGCAAGCTCTCCAAGCTCGCAAAATGGCAGAGCAACAAATGAGTCAACAAAAAGCAAGTTCGGCTGCGTTGTTGCAACAACAAAAGATTTCTTCTGCTATTCAACAACAGCAAGCTGCAGCAGCACCTGTTGGTAGCCGAGTGCGTCAACGTGTTGGCACACCTGCTGCACTGCGTACTAGTTTGGAAATACAATCACCTGTTGCTGGTCTTGGGATTGCAGCAGGTTCATCAAATGCAGCTGGTGGTTTGAATGTCTAATGCTTCGGCTCGTTACTCGGCACTAGAGCCAGAAAAGACGATTTATCTGGATCGCGCTATTGAGTGCAGCAAGTACACTCTGCCGACTCTCATTACTGAAAACGACCGTAGTACTGGTAAAAACCTTTACACCAAAATTGCTACCACCTACCAAGGTCTTGGTGCTCGTGGCGTCAATAACCTGGCTAGCAAACTACTGATTGCTTTGCTGCCTCCTAACCAAGCTTTCTTCCGTCTCTCTGTAGACGACATGAAGCTGAAGCGGGAACTTGAGAACTACAAGGAGCTGCAGTCAGAGTTTGATCAACAACTGGCTTTGATGGAACGCGCAGTGATGCGGGACATTGAAGAGTCTGGTGATCGCACGGCGCTG